ATGTAGCAACCCCAGCACAGGCCATCAAAGCTTTGTGCGTCAACTTTCCAGGGCTAGATAAGTGGTTGGTTGATAGCGAACAAGACGGTGTTGGCTATCGAGTAACCATCGGCAAAGAAAAAGTAACTGAAGACCTTTCACCCCTTAATTTTCCATTTAGTGAAAAAGAGGTGTTCAGTATTACGCCTGTTGTTGCTGGCGCGGGGCGTGGTACCGGGCAGATTCTGGCTGGGGTTGCTTTGGTTGCTCTAACTCTTGTCCCAGGTGGTTTGCCTATATCAGGTTCTCTCGCCACAAAGATTGGATTGTTAGGCGGTTCTTTGATTCTGTCGGGTATTGCAACAGCAATTTCACCGCAGCCTGATTTAGACAGCACGCTTGATGAGTCAGTGCAGCTGGAGTCGTTTAGTTTTTCTAACGTCGTCAATACCAGTCGTCAGGGGATGCCCTGCCCAATAGCCTATGGACGGCTGTTCGTTGGATCGGCGGTGCTGTCCAGCGGTCTTGACGTTGACCAGGTGCAGGTATGACTCAGACCAAATACGTCGTTGGCGCTGGTGGTGGCGGCGGTAAAGGCGGTGGCGGTAGAAGCACGCCAACTGAGCAAGACGATACGCTCCAGTCAACACAGTTTGCCAACGTCCTTGACCTGATCAGCGAAGGCGAGATCGGTGGCCTCGAGGATGGCAACAAAAGCATTTTCTTAGACGACACGCCTGTTCAAGCAGCTGACGGCACCAACAATTTTGAGGGTTTTACTGTTGTTACCCGTGTTGGAACGCAAGGCCAGACACACCTTGCTGGACCGTTCAACACAACAGAACGAGAAACAGCAGTTGGCGTCGAAGTTACAAATGGCAGTTCCGTAACTCGTACCGTTACAGACTCAACCGTTGATCGTTTGCGTGTCACGCTGACGATTCCATCACTCCAAGTGCTTGAAGATGATGGTGACGTTGTTGGCAACAGTGTTCAGGTCAAGATTCAGATTCAGTACAACAGCGGTGGATACAACGACGTCATTACTGACACGATCAGCGGTAAAAGCAGCAACCGTTATCAACGTGACTATCTTGTCAACCTGAGTGGCAGCTTTCCTGTTGATGTGCGCATGGTGCGTGTCAGCGCCGATGAAACAAGCCAGAAACGAGCCAGCAGCACGATCTTTCAAAGCTTTACTGAGATTATTGATGACAAGTTCCGCTATCCCAACTCAGCACTGGTTGGCCTGCGATTTGACTCACGGCAGTTCAGCAACATTCCAACTCGTAAATATCTGATTCGTGGAATCAAGGTCAAGATCCCGAGCAACGCGACGGTAGACACAACAACGCATCTCGGAAGACTCACTTATTCCGGGGTCTGGGACGGCACGTTTCAGGCTGCAACATGGACAAATGACCCAGCTTGGTGTTTATACGACTTGTTGATTAGTGAGCGTTACGGCGCAGGCGTTCCAGAGTCATCGCTTGATAAGTACGACTTCTTTGCGATCAGCCAGTATTGCAACGCTTTAGTCAGCGATGGAGCGGGCAACCAAGAACCGCGCTTCAGCCTCAACATGCTGATTAACAGCAGAGATGAGGTTTACAACGTCATTCAGCAGATGACAGCCATTTTTCGTGGCATTGCGTACTACGGCGCTGGAACGCTTCAGCTGCTGCAGGACAAGCCGTCTGATCCGCAGTATCTGCTCAGCCCTAGCAATGTTGTTGACGGCATTTTTCAATATCAAGGCACGTCCCAGAAAGCACGTCACACCGTTGCTGTTGTGGCTTGGCAGTCATACGACACTCGTGGCGATGTCGAATATGAATACGTTGAAGACCATGATGCGGTCGCCAAGTACGGCATCATCAAAAAGGACATTAAGGCGATTGGTTGTTATAGCCAGGGTCAAGCGCATCGGATTGGTAAATGGACGCTGCTGTCCGAACAAAACCTGACTGAGACAATCCAGTTCAGCGTTGCGATTGAAAGCGGCATCATCTTGCGACCTGGCATGGTCATCGATGTTGCTGATCCTGTTAAGGCTGGTGCGCGTCGTTCAGGTCGAGTCAAATCTGCAACTACAACGCAAATCACAACAGATAGCAGCAACGGCCTGACCACTTCCTTGGCTGCTGCAAACAACCCGAAGCTGTCAGTGATGCTGTCCACCGGCTTGGTTGAGCAAAAAGATGTGCCAGTTGGCGGCATCACGTTGCTTGCGAATGGAACGGCAAAGATCGACGTTTCCAGTGCATTTAGCGAAGCACCTGCTGCTGGATCGGTGTTTTTGTTTCAGAACGACGAGGTTCAGTCCCAGCAGTTCCGCGTTGTATCTGTCGCTGAGGCCGATGATGGCACTTACGGAGTTAATGCTGTTGCTTTTAACAGCACAATTTATGACGCGATTGAAGCTGATGTTGAGCTGACCAACCGGGACATTAGCAACCTGTCGTTGATCCCCAACGCGGTCGACAGCATTAACACCGAGGAGTTTTTGTACGAAGAAGCCAGCGGTGTGTTTGTTGGTGCGTCGGTCAGCTGGAACCATGATCGCGTCAACGTCAGTGAGTTTCGCGTCCAGTACCGGATTGACAATGATAACTGGCAGGCCGTCGATACGTCTTCCCCATCAGTTACGCTGCGAAACCTGCGGGCTGGTCGGCTGTATGTACAGATCCAGGCCAAGAACTACCTGAACAAAGGCAGTCAGATTACGTCTGCAGACTTTCAGTTAGGGGGCAAAACCGCTGCACCAGCTGCGGTAACTAACTTCAGCATGATTCCGGTCAATGGCCAAGCACGTTTGACGTGGACGCAAGCCACTGACCTGGATGTGCGTGTTGGCGGTTATGTTCGCTTGCGCCATTCGCCTGATTTGAGCGGCGTTACATGGCCGACTTCAACCAGCATTTCTGAGCAAATTTCAGGCTCTGCGACTGAAGCGTATGCCGACCTAAAGGCTGGAACGTACAGCGCCAAGTTTGTTGACTCTGGTGGCCGCGAAAGTCTAACGGCTGCGCTGATTGAATTTACAAAAGCTGATCTTCAGAGCGTTGAAGTAGTTGGTGCGTTGGGTTCTACAGAGGATCCATCGTTCACCGGCACCAAGACAAACTTGGTTGTTGACACCGTAAACAATGAACTAGAGCTGGCAACCACTGGTAACGAGCTTGCTGCTATTGGCGACTTTGACCTTGAAGATGGCGGCGGTTTGCTGCTTGAGGACGACAGCAACTTAGATCTGCAAGGCGACGATGAGCTGCACACGTCTGGAACGTATGTCTTCAACAGCGGCAACACATTTACGTTGAGCGATGTCTTCAGCCTCAGGTTGGACAGCACGTTGCGGGCTCGCAGCTTTTTCCCGTATGGAGAACGCCTCGACGATGAGCCTGACTTTGACCTGATCACTGAGTTTGACGGCACCGCTCCAAACACCTGTGATGTTGAGCTGTATATCCGCACTACGCAGGATGACCCTGCGGGTTCGCCCACGTTTACGAGCTGGCGTCGGTTCAACAACGCTGAGTTCAAGGCCCGTGGCTACCAGGTCAAGGCAGAGTTCAGCACTGGCAGCTCGCAGGAGCAGATTGCCGTTGACCAGCTGCGTGTTCAAGCGCAAATGCCAAGGCGTTCAGTAACTGGATCGGTGACGACTAGCACCAGTGCAGACGTGTCAGTTACTTATGGCACTGGCAACAAGTTCTATGTGACGCCTTCTGTCGGGATCGTTTTTACGACTAACGCATCAGGTGACTACTACGTCATCAGCAACTCGTCGGCTACCGGATTTGATGTGTCGGTCTACAATTCAAGTGACACCCGGATCGCCAAAGCGGTGAACTGGACTGCCACTGGCTACGGGATTGGCTGATGTCCTTTGTAAACGAGACAAAATCCACTCCGATCCAGAACGACACTGGAGCGAATGTCCGGGCGGACATCAACTCCAACATGGCTGCGATTTACAGCCTGAATGCGAGTTCGTCTGAGCCTAGTGCTGCTAATTCTGTTGCCCGGATGATCTGGGCAGATGAAACGAATGACGAGTTGAAGATTAGGAATGGAACTAATACGTCCTTCATTACCATTGGCGCTCTCAGTGAGACCAACCTTGGACTAGCGACAAAAGCCAGCCCTACGTTTACAGGCAATGTCGGCGTACCTGCTGGAACGGTCAGCAGCTTGCCGATTCGTCGATCTGACGACACCAACACTGGCATTTACTTCAGCGCAGCTGACACGCTTGATATTGCAACGGGTGGAACGCGCCGCGCTCACTTTGACAGCAACGGAATCACAATCCGTGATCGCAAGGCTCTAAGGCTGCGAGATACAAGCAACAGCAACTTTGTCGCAATCCAAGCTCCGTCAAACGTTGCCAGCGACATCACGCTTACCCTGCCTAGCAGTGACGGCAACGCTAATGACGTGTTGCAGTCAGATGGCAGCGGCAACCTGAGTTTTACGGCCCTGCCGCAGGCTGTGCCGACTGGATCGGTTCACATGATGGCGACGACTACTGCGCCAAGTGGTTATTTGAAGTGCAATGGCGCTGCAGTTAGTCGGACAACTTACGCCGATCTGTTCGCCATTATTGGAACGACGCACGGTGAAGGCGACGGAAGCAGCACGTTTAACGTTCCAGACCTCCGTGGTGAGTTTGTTCGCGGCTGGGACGATGGTCGCGGTGTAGACAGTGGCCGCAGTTTTGCCAGCGCCCAAGGAGACCAGAACAAGCAACACAATCACAGCGTTACTGACCCTGGTCACAACCACAGCATCAACGACCCAGGTCACATCCACCAAGTCCAATACTCAAACAGCGACAGTGGTGATGGTGTTATTGAAGAATCTGGAACGGGTCTCAGCGGTCAAGAGCCGACATTGAGCGCCACGACCGGCATCACGATCAACAATGCAAGCACAGGAATCAGCATCCAAAACTCTGGTGGCAGCGAGGTCAGAGTGCGTAACATTGCAATGATGTACGTCATCAAAACGTAAGCAATGGCCGACCGCAAAATTACTGATCTGACTGCTCTTGCTGCAGGTAGTCAGGCAACGGGCGACTTGCTGACGATTGTGGACGTTAGCGAGGGTGCTGCGGCTGATAAGAACAAAAAGATCACGGTCGAAAGCCTGTTTAAGGGTATTCCATCGAATGTGGGCATTGGAACGTCGGCGCCTAGCAGTCCCTTGCATGTAAAGAATACAGGGTCAACAGCTTGCAGATTTATTCTTGAAAATACAGGAAGCGCATCTGACGACAGTACGCAAATTTGGTCTCAAAACAATGATTTAGCTTTTAACACAAATGACAGCGAGCGGATGCGAATCGACAGCTCTGGGCTTGTTGGCATCGGAGAAAGTTCTCCGACGCAAATGCTTGTCATTAGAAAAGACAGTGCTTCGACTTCAGCTGGGCAGTATCCCGTCATTGACCTCAGAAACGACAACGCCTCTGGATTTAGTCAAATCCGGTTCATGGAAGGCGGCACAGAAAATGCTTCCATAATTTCATCTAACGCTAGTAATGATTTGCGCTTTAGAACTAATGGCGCTAACGAGCGGATGCGGATCACTTCCGATGGTGATCTTTTAATTGGTCAAACTTCAACCGATACACCTGGATTTGGCAATACAACTTTAGGGGCAGCTTTTGAAAATCTTGGTGCAGACGGAGTAGCTTTCTTTGCCTCAAGATCTAATAATATCTGTGCTGGTTTTAACCGCGCTCAAGACGGCGCTATTGTTCAGTTTGCAAGCGCAGGAAATGTCGAAGGAACTATCAGCATCTCTGGTAGCACAACTTCCTATAACGGTGCTCACCTTTCTCGCTGGTCACAACTTGCAGGCGGTGCAGAACGCACTGAAATCTTGCGTGGCTCTGTGTTGAGCAACCTTGATGAGATGTGCGAGTGGGGCGAAGAGGACAACGAGCAGTTGAACCGCATGAAGGTCAGCGATGTTGAAGGTGATGTCAACGTGTCCGGCGTGTTCCAAGCCTGGGACGATGACGATGACACCTACACCAACGACTTCTATTGCGCGATGACGGGTGACTTTGTGATCCGCATTGCACAGGGCACAACCGTTGCACGCGGTGACCTGCTGATGTCTGCTGGTGATGGAACGGCAAAGCCTCAAGACGACGACATCGTGCGCTCCAAGACCATTGCCAAGGTGACTAGCACCACGGTTTCAACGACTTATGCAGACGGCAGCTATTGCGTGCCCTGCGTCCTCATGGCTTGTTAAATACAGGTCATTTAGACTGTTCCTACATCTATTG